CCGTCGTCGAGCTCGGGCATGCGTCCGTGGGAGTGTGTCACCCCGGTCGGCTCCATCTCGGTGGAACTGCCTGAGGCGCACGGCCTGCCGCTCGTCGGCATCTCGGCCACGGTCCTCGTGGCTGGCGCTCGGGTCACGACGAGCTGCGAGCGCAAGGATGCGCCCGCGCCTGCGTCGGCTCCTGCGTCGGCTCCTCCGACCGCGGCCCCCGATGCCGAGGTGCCCAAGCTCGCTGCGCCTGAGTCGACGCCGTGAAGGCGGTAAGCATGCGAGGGTATCGCACGCTCATTGCTGGCGTGGTCGGCATCGTCGCCATCACCATCCTTGCGATGCACGGCGAGGGCTCGACGGACGGCGCTATCGCTCAGATTGCGGGCATCATCGGCGTGCTGGCTGGTCGGTCGATGGCTGACCGTGACCAGCACCCACCCACGACCCCGCCGACCACGCCTGCAGCATGAAGGCGGCACTCCTCGCAGCCGTCCTCCTCGTCGGCTGCGGGGGGCAACCACGCGTCAGGCCGTCACCTGTCGAGCGGGCAATCGCCATCGGCCTCGTGACGCTCGGCACCGGCGCGGCCACGGTCGCGGCGCAGTGCCCTGACTCCACCGAGGACGAGTGCCAGGCGCTCTCTGCTCGAGCAGGGGCGGTGGTGCTCTCAGTATCCCTCGCTGCTGCGGCGCAAGCGTGGCTCGTCGCGTCTGACGACGAGTCGGAGAGGGCGCGCGCTCAAGAGGCCATCGACGCGGCCAAGATGCGCGAGACTGAGCGCACACTACGCGAGGGGAAGTGACATGGAGGTCACCACGGCCATCGCCCTGACGGGTCTCGGCGTCACCATGGGTGGTGTGCTGTGGCGCGTCGCAGCCCACGCAGCGCAGACCCGCGCCCATGTCGACCGGCTGCAGGCTGACGTGACGACCCTGCAGACGCGGGTGCAGGCGCTCGATGATGGCAAGGTCAGTGCGAAGACTCTCACCGAGAAGCTCGTCGGCCAGAAGCGTGATATCCTCCAACGGGTCGAAATATCGCGGCTGTCCGGGCAGCCGGTGCAGGACGGAGACACCTGATGCACGTTCTCATCTACGCCGAGACGCACGCCTGTCGTGACCTACTGAGGCAGGCGGCGGCGCTCCTTGGCCCTGTGACAACGACCGTTCACTCTCGCGTCATTGACGCGCTGCGGCAGCTCGACGACATGCCACCTCCCGACTTGGTGTTCGTGGCCGAGGACATCGGCGACAGCGAGCAGGAGAGCGGCCCCGAGCAGATGCACCACGACCACGTGCTCATGGCGGCTAGACGTCGAGGCGTCGCTGCTGTCATGCTTGGGCGGTGGCAAGTGAGCGGGCAGGTGTACGGAGCACCTGTCGTCCCCGAGCTGGGGGCAGCGATGCGACAGGCGACGATGCAGCGGCTACGGGCTACGGCTCGCGAGGCGCTGTTAGGAGTGGCGTAATGCCGAGGGGCAAGAAGGCCGAGGGCAAGAACCCCGGCGGGCGTCCGACGACCTGCACGGATGAAATCATCGAGAAGCTCTGCGATGCGCTTGAGCGGTTGGGCGTCGGCAAGTACGCCTGCATCGAGTGCGGAGTCAGTGAGGGCACGGTCCTGAGCTGGCAGAACAAGGCATCGCAGGGTGGGCAGTTCGCGAAGTTCGCGGACCGATGGGCACGCGCGCGCGTACGATCTAGGGCAGCGCTGGTCCAACACATCGCTCAGGCAGGCGCCGATGATTGGCGTGCCTCGGCATGGCTCCTCGAGCGATACGACCCCGAGCACTTCCCCCAGCGTCCCGAGGTGCAGGTCACGACGCATGTGCACCAAGGCGCCGAGGTCGCGCCCCTGCTGCAGAAGCTCGTCAGCGCCAAGCCCGAGAAGGTCGGCAACGCGTGAGCGTCATCAATGGGGACGCCCTAACGGAACTGCATCGCCTCGACGCGCAAAGCGTCGACGCCATTGTCACCGACCCACCATACGCCTCGGGCGGCTTTACTGAGGCTGCGAGACGTTGCGCAGCAGGTCAAGGATTGCGGTCGGAGGTTTTGCGCTCCGAGGGCTGGTTCATCGGAGACCAGATGGGGACAAGCGGCCTCATGTATTTGCTCCGCTCGATGGCTTTCGAGGCGACGCGGGTCCTCGTCCCGGGCGGCGTCATGTGCGTCTTCTGCGACTGGAGGCAGGTCTCCAACATCGCCCCAGCCATGGAGTCCGCGGGTCTCCGGCTATCGAACATCGTTGTCTGGAATAAGGGCGTCGCGGGTCTCGGGACGGGGTTCAGATCCCAGCACGAGATGTGCCTCGTCCTAACTAAAGGGTCTGGCGTCTACCATTCGGTCGAGTCCGGGAACGTCTTCACGGTCCCACGGATGAATCATAACGACCGGGAACACTGGACCCAGAAACCCGTCGAGCTCATGCGTCGCATAGTCCGGACGGTGGCTCCCGAGGGCGGGCTCGTCGTCGACCCGTTCGGGGGCTCGGGCTCGACGGCTGTCGCGTGCGTCCTTGAGGGGCGGCGGTTCCTATTAGTCGAGCGTGACCCAAGCATCTGCGAACTCGCCCGAGACCGCATCGCGGAGGCGCAAACCGGCAGCCGCAACCGCGGCGAGCAAATCGGGCTCTTTGGCGCAGGCGGCAACGCGTGAGTGTCCTGCTGTCATGGCAAGGCGGCCTCGGTGAGACGCGCTTCGGCTGGCATCCCGGACGACCCTGCGAGTTGCCCGACTGCCACGAGCACGCGCGGTACGTCTGCGACCATGACGACGCGCAGGGCCGCTGCGGGCTAGAGGTCTGCAGCGCGCACTCGGTCGAGACGGTGCCGGGCAACAGTACCCTGCATCTCTGCGTGCATCATGCCTCGCATCAGCGAGCTTGACCCGCTGCCATGGCAGGCAGAGTTTCTGCGCGCTGGTCTGAGCGGTGAGTGGCCATCAGACGCAGCGGCGGTCCGTGGTGGCTTGGGCTCGGGCAAGTCACTCGCGCTCTGTGCTCTCGGCATCCTTCTCTGTGAGACTCGGCCCGGCGCGCTGGTGGTCGTCGGCATGGACACGTTCAGGCGTCTGCGTGACGTGCATTTACCGCATCTGCACGGCCTGCTCGCGGGCTCGGCGGTAACCTACGCGGCGTCAGAGCAAGCGTTCGTCTGGGCGTCAGGGTCGCGGCTTTTGCTCGCGCATCTCGACACCCCGGCGAACTCCGGCCCAGGCTCGTCACCTATCGAGGGTCTGAACGCGCATGCGGTACTGGTCGATGAGTGCCAGGTACTGCGGCCCGACGTGCTCGACGTCGCACGGTCGCGTGCTCGTGTACCTGCGGCCGACCAGCGCGGCCAGATGCAGCGGCCCGTCGTCGTGACCTGTGGCATCCCGGTCGAGCCTGCGTGGTGGGTAGAACGAACGCGGGAGATAGGCGGCGAGGCCTACCTACCGCAGAGCAGCGAGAACGCGCAGCACCTCGGGGCAGGATGGCTTGAGCGCATGCGTGAGACCTTGTCAGACCGTGACTTCGCGGCGCTGGTCGAGAACAGACCGCTGCCCCCGGTTGGGTCAGTCTTTCACGCGTGGGCGCCTGAGCGCTGCGTCACGGTCGAGGCCGTCGACTACACGCACATGCGCACGATGCTGGCCATGGACTTCGGTCTGAGGCATCCGTGCGCGCTCCTGCTTGTCGAGCTCACGCGCGGTCGGTGGCATGTGACCCGAGAGTGGGCGCCTGACGACGAGACGCTGCCAGACTTCCTCGCGCGCCTCTCCATCGAGTGCACGCCTCGGCGACTGTGGCAGCCGGGCAGCCAGCGCATCCCGCTCGATGCCGTCGTGGCCGACCCAGCAGGCGGCGCGCGCTCGGCGCAGACCGGCGTCGCAGACCTCGACCTCGTGGCGCTGTCGCCTCCTCGCGGGTTGGGCATCATGCCCCGCATCGAGCGCGACCCCGAGCGGCGAGACATCGTGAGCGGCTGCACGCGGGTGAACTTGGCACTGGAGCGCGGCGCTCTAACCGTCGACCGTGCGCTCTTTGACGCTGGCATCCGAGCGCCTGCCAGCAAACGCACACTCGCCAAGGCCATGACCGGCTATCGCTGGGACGACCGCGCACCTGGTCGACCGGCCAAGGACGGGACGCACGACCACCACGCCGACACGCTGCGCTACGCCGTGCGCGAGGTGCTGTGGTATCTGCCCGACCCGACGCGGCGCGAGGCTGCGCCTGCAGCCCCTGAGCGTCGACGTGTCGAGCTCGACCCGATGGACGTGCGCTGAGCTTGACGCGCTCGGGCAACGTGATAGCTTGGGCGTGGGGCTGTCTCAGTTCGTAGGGACTGGGCGCGGCGAGTCAACCTGCCGATGCGGGCGCGGTGAATAGGTCACGGCGGCGCATCGGCAGGGCCAGCCCCGCAAAACTAGGAGGTGCCCTGTGACTGCCATCTTCGTGAAGATCGTCCTCATCGCCTGCCACGGCGGCCTTTACAGCATCATCTGAGAGTCTCCCCCGCCAAGCCAAGGCTCGCGGAGTCCCGGCCAGACCATCGGTAGACGGTCCCGCTGGGCGCCTTGAGCACTAACCGTGCGTGTCTTGGCGGGGGTGTGCGTTTTATGACCGCTTGTGGTAGGGTGCGCGCATGGCACTCTCCGTACAGGTCAGCAAGTACAGCGCGCCCGAGGCCGTCGACGGTCGTGGCGTGGGCGTGCAAAGCCTGCCGGTCAATGACGGCGAGACCAATCTCAGGTTGGTGCAGCTGGCCCCGCGCATCGCGGCGTATCGTGTGGCGATGCGCTGCGCTCCCTGCGCAGTCGGTGCCCAGGCGCTGCTCGGGCTCGCGACGCAGGCCACGTGGGATGTAGCAGCGGCGCCCGACTCGCCCGCGTCCGAGGCTGCGGCTGAGGTCGTGCGGCGCACGCTCGGTCTCGGCGGGTACGCCTCCCCGGTCATCGAGTGGGATGGGCGAGTGGTTAGCCTGCCGTCGTGGGAGACGCGCATGCGTCAGCTCCTGACCGGCGCGCTCTACGGATTCGCCCTCGCGGAGATGGTCGCGTATCCCTACGAGGGCACCACGTACATCGACCTTGAGCCGCGCGACCAATCGAGCGTGCGTCAGTGGGTCTACGAGGGGCGGCGCATCGTCGCTGTCGACCAGTGGCAGCGTGAGCCTTACGGCCTGTCCAGCGTCGGCTCGGTCCGCATCCCCTACGAGCGCCTTGTGCATCTCGTCTGGCCCTCGCTGTCTGAAGGCGTCGAGGGCGTGGGCCTGCTGCGTCAGGTCGAGCCCCTCGCGAGCGACTACCGACGCGCGACCAACCTGCGCAACGTCTTGGTCCAGCGCTACGCGGTGCCGGTTCCTACCGTCACCATCGACGAGGACGCCTTGGCGCGTCAGCGTGGCACGGCTCCCTCGCAGCAAGAGTACGAGGCTGCGCGCGACGAGCTGCTGCGCGTGCTGCGTCGGTACACCTCGCACGAGGAATCGGCGCTGGTTCTGCCGTCGTGGGCGTCGCTCTCCTTTGAGTCGACGTCGGCGAGCGGTGGCGCGTACCCCATCAACTCAGTGGTCAGCGACATCGAGCGCGAGATTCTGCAGGCGTTCTATGTGCAGTTCCTCGCGATGGGTGGCTCTGGTTCCTCGGGTGCCTACGCCACGGCGCAGGTCCACGCGGAGCTTGCGGCGCAGATGGCGGGCGACTTGTGCCAATGGCTGGCCGAGGGGCTGTCGAGCTACGTGCGCGCCATCGTCAATGCGAACATCGGCCCCATGCCGCTCGACCAGCTGCCGCGCCTGACTTACTCGGGCATCCGGTCGAGCCTGTGGGTGGAGAAGGTCGGCGACGTCGTGTCGCTCCTCTCCGCTGGCGTCCTGACTCCCACGGCCGAGGACGAGCGGGCGATTCGGTCCGCGCTCGAGCTGCCTGCACCTACGCGGGCGGCTGAGGTCCGGTCTGAGCGTGAGCGCCTCGGGCGCACCGTGCGGCCGACGACTACACCTTCTACGCTTCCCGGAGGCATCTGATGCCGTTGCTGTCCACTGAGGAACTCACGCCCCCAGAGGCTGTGCAGCGCGAGGCGCTCAAGGGCGTGGCTCTGCACGAGGCTGGGCGCTCTGGCGACGGCATCAAGCCCGAGACCATCCGGCGCGCCAACAGCATCGCCAACGGTGAGCCGCAGTCAGAGCAGTGGGTGACCAGTGAGGCGCCTGCGTGGTTCGCTCGTCACGAGGCCGATTGGGAGGAAGGCGTCGACGACGTCGAGGGCGCAGAGTCTCCCGGCTACGTTGCGTGGCTCCTGTGGGGCGGCGACGCCGGTGAGGAGTGGGTCGAGGAGATGCAGCAGCTGTACCTCGTGCGACGTGCGCAGGAGGAGGGCAGCGTGCCTAGCCCCGGCGTTTCGGCGCTCGCAGTCGAGCCCTCGCACCTCGCGGCCATCGCTGCGGGTAAGCCCAAGCGATACTTTGAAGGCGCGCTCGGCACGATGCACGTGGACGGCCCGCTCTACCCCATCGACTACTACAGCATGCGGCTCGACTTGAAGCGCGCGCAGCTGCAGGGCGAGAAGGTCATGGTGATGCACGTCGACAGCCCCGGCGGCTACGTGGCGGGCGTGCGCGAGACCAGGCGCGCTATCGCTCGGGCGCAGGAGCAGGGCGTCTACGTCCTCGCATACGTCTCGGGCATGGCTGCCAGCGCTGCACTCTGGCTCGCTGCTGCGGCTGACGAAGTCGTCCTATCGCCTCTGGCGCAGGCGGGCTCGGTGGGCGTGGTCGTCACTCTCGCGCGCGATGGCGAGGAAGGCAGCACGGTCGAGGTCGTCAGTTCGCAGACCCCGCGCAAGCGTGCGTCGACGAGCGACAGCGACTACATTGCAGCCCTGCAGCGTCGTGTTGACCAGCTCGCGAGCATCATGCTCGGCGAGATTGCGGCCGACCGTGGCGTGGCTGTCGAGTCCCTCGGTGATGGCTCGGTCTACGCGGCCGACGAGGCCGTGGCGCGTGGTCTGGCTGACAGAATCGCCACCGAGGCGGATGATTGGATGTTTCTCGGGGGCTCGATGCCCCTCGACTACCAGCGCAAAGTCCGGCCCGCCACGGTCGTTGCGTCTACTTCAGGCGGACACACGGAGGCCCCGATGGGCGATGTGAACGAGACGGTTGAGGCCGTCGACAACGCGGCGCTCGGCGAGGTCGAGCGGCTGCAGGCCGAGCTGCAGGCTGCGCGTGAGCAGCTGCAGGCGATTCAAGACGCTGCCCACAAGGCGCAGGACGAGCTCCTGCGGCGCGATGCGGTGGCGATGGTCGAGACGCACGTGGTCGGCGGGCGCATCCCGCAGGCCAAGCGTGGCGAGTGGGTGGAGCGTGCGATGCGCATGGGCATCGACGAGGTCGCGGGCATGCTCGCTGACCTGTCGCCCATCGTCGCGGTCGCGGCCCCGGTTGGGCACGGTGGCGCTGCTGCCGATGCCGTGAGCGAAGACCCCCGCGCTGCCGAGGTCCGGCGCGCGAATGACATGCTCGCGCGAGTCCGCGCGGGTCGAGGAGTGTGACATGGCCAGCGTGAATGGTCTCGGGAGCATCAAGTCGTACCGCCTCACGGGCACCGTGACGCGCGGTCAGGTCGTGCAGGCCAATGGCCTCAGCGGTGGCATCGCGGCTGCGGCTGCGGCCACCAGCGGCGGCGAGTACCTCGTCGGCATCGCTCTCACGAGCGGCGTCGCGGGTGACATCGTCGACGTGCAGGTCCTGGGCAACTGCCCGTTCGCCATCGCGAGCGGCGTCATCAACCCTGGGCAGTTCGTCACGTCCAACGCGGCGGGCAAGCTCGTCGCGGCTGCCTCGGGCGACCGCATCCTCGGCGTCATCCTCAGCGGCGCGACCAGCACGGGCGCGACGGCTGATGGTGTCGTCTGCGAAATCAACCTCCAGCACTCCATCTTCCCCTGAG